ACCCCCGCCGTTTTGGTTCAAGGTTGATGGGTTTTTTGTTGCCTGAATTTTACCATCCATTAAATCAATCACTTACAACACCTCATTCCCCTGTATGGCGACAAAATGGCGGCACCGCTTTTGCCATGGCGGCAACAGGTAATAAAAACCCGCCAGCGGCGGGTCAGAATCAGTAAACTAATTGTTCCTGCATTCCTTTCGGATGAGGGGGAGCGGCGCTGATTTTTTGCGGACGGCAGACGGACCGCACAAAAGTCTCATGCGTCACAAACGTATGCCCGCACTCAATATTGGTGCACTGGTTGTATCGTTCTTTGGTTTCGCTGGAAACCTGAAAGCTACTGCGTGTATGCGCGGCCTGACCGCACATCGGACAATTCATCATTTCGTTCAGCCCTCACTCTTAACCAGTTCGCAATAATGATACATTATTGTTCTCAATTTGGAACTAATCATTCAATGTCGAACTCATCTATTTTCACTTCGAGATCCAGACTGGTCGTAAATCCGTTATCCGGGCTGACGCTATGTGTCAGTGTGGTAATGGTCCACTCCGCATCATCAATAGGCTGCTTGAAGCCGCTCACCTTCACCGGCATTTCGGTGTAAAGATCTGCCCTGCCTTCTGCGAGCTGCAGGGAGAAAGACGCGACACCGCGCTGCAGGCGTTCCCACTGCGTCTTTGCTGCTCGCTCCGCATTGCTGCGGTTGGCATAGGTCCGGTTGAGTACCAGCACGTTTTCATCGGTTCCCATCAGATAATCACCCTGCTTCGCTTCTGGCTCTTTGGGCGTGGCGGTTTTCTTGCGGCGGCGCTTCACCTGCGTGGTCTCTTTCTTCTTCGGTTCACGGGTATGAAGCCAGCTGGCGATGACGCCGGTGTATGCTCCGCGATCGACCAGGGTGAACCGGTGTCCGTCTCCAGCTTTACGGGTGATAGTGATAACCGGCAACAGTTTGCCGCTGGCCGTTCTCCCCTGCCCCTGGCGGATAAACAGCAGGTTCCCGTCCTTCACGGAGGCAATCGCCCCGTACTGGCGCGCCAGCTTCATCAGGAAACTCGCATCGCTCTCGTTGGTCTGGTCCAGGTGATCCAGCGTCTTGTCCGTCAGGTCCTTGCCCAGCGCCAGTTTCAGGTTGTGGCGGGGGGCGAACTCTTTTACCCCCCCCCCCCCCCCGGTCTGGTGCCAGGACTTTTCACGCCGGGTGTTGAGGGTCTCCCGAAAATCCGCGCTGCGGGCGCGGATGGTCAGCCGGTCAGGTGCGCCGGAGTGTTCAATCTCATCCACGGTAAATCCGCCTTTCGGGAACAGCGGCTGGCCTTTCCAGCCCAGCGCCAGGTGGATCACCGCGCCGCGACGCGGCAGAACAATCATCCCGTCCGCATCGTCCAGCTCCAGATCGAGCTGGTCAGCCTCAAAGCCTCTGTTGTCGGTCAGCGTCAGACTCATCAAGCGCGCATCCATCACCGTCGTCACGTCTTTGCCTTCGATAGTGATGCTAAACGCCGGGCTTTTGCTGTTCAGGTCCGGCAGATCGCTGTTCAGATTCATGATAACAGCCCTCCCGCCATATTTTTCACCTTGCCAATCGCCGAGGCGGCCGTGTCCTGCAGGTTACTGCGCTGATCGCTCAGCATGCCGAACA